GTGTTTTTTTACGCATAGAAAAACCCCCATACCAGGAAATGCCAGTATAGGGATATGCGGTGTTTGTTATTTATTTCAAATTAATTAAATATAAAATCTAAATTATTTCTTAGATGAATTGCATGATCTACATAAAACAATTATATTTTCAAGTATGTTACTTCCACCATTAGCCAAACTTAATATATGATCTGCGGTTAGGTCTTTTTTACTTCCACATCTTGCACACCAGGGCTGTATCTGTCTTGCCAATCTTGATAGTCTATTCCACTCTTTATCATATTGCTTGTTGCGTTCTCTTCTCTTTGGATCCCTCGCCTGTATTGAGTATAAACATTGTTTACAGGTGGACCCTCTACTCAGTACCCCACAGTATATGCATGGTGAATAAAATTTTTTCATATTATATAAATAATAATATTATTCTGTTTCTTCATTAAGTGCTTGACATTCATCACACTCAGTATCATTATCATAGTTCTCATACTTGATCATAGCACCAAGGTGGGCATTAAATGTAGTTAATGTAGTTACTGCTGTCTTATTGAGTAATGTTTCTATACCCTCAAAACTTAGGCGTTCATCAGTCTGTAACTGAGTATTGCATGGTCCTATAGATAGGCTTATATTTAGCATATTACTTCCTCCCTGATTTTGGGTGCACGAAGTACAGACCCAATCATTATAGCAGAAATCCTAAAAGTTTGCAACCTGATTCCTCAATCTTACGATAGCAGAAATATCATAAAGTCCATTCTTCTTGGCTATGCCATGATCATCTACAACCTTCATAACTTCTCTCTTGGTCATGTTTAGCCATAGACAAATAGCCTCAAGGTCAAGCCAAAACCTTTTATCTGGATTAGCCATAGCCAACTGTAGAACTCTATATAGTGTCCAAGAACCCTTACATTTCAAGCAGAATACATCTCCAAAAATATTATCTATATCTATGGCTACCTTATTCTTACATTCATCTGTAGGGCAAGGTATTCTTCTACTTGTTTCTATAAAGGCTTTAGTTACTGATAGTCCTTTAGAGTGGATTACTTTTACATCCCTCGCAAATTCACCAACCCAATCCTGCTTCAATGTCCAGTCCAAATGCGATAGATGGAACTGAGTTGTTGCAGCAACCTCTGCCTCTATGCTTGGCTCTGCGTTGAGCAGGGCTGGTGGTGTTAACTTCCTCGCTCTGCGGATCATGGCTTCATATCTATGTAGGACAGGCAGTATCTCTATTGCTGTAGAGTAGTCCATTGCTGCTACATTAAAACCTAATGATCTTTCTGAGTTACGAGATCCTGATCCAGTTCTGCCTGGAACCAGAAAACCTTTTGCTTCTGATTGTAATTCTGGAATGTCAGAGAGATGATCTCTTAAATTATTTTCACAGCGTCTGCAAAGATATTGTTCATGCCTTGCTTGATGCTGACACAATTCACATTCCACGATTACTTATTCTCCAATTGTTTCATTAAATCATCAACAGTATTAAAATCTTTATAACCTTTTGCTGTTGTATTTTCAACAAGATAATTATTAAAATTATTTAATGTATCAAGTCTGCGTTGTAGTACACGCTTATTGTTTCCAATTAATAGAAGTGGAACTAATATCCACCATCCAAATGCATATGTTAGAAATGACCAAATGATTACACTTCTTCCCATTGCAAGTGCTCCTAATGCTGCTAAGATTGTCCAAACTATTTGCATTTCTTTTCTCCTATTCCATCTTCATATTCCATGAAACCTATTTGTTCCATCTTCTTACTACATTTATTACAATTACCTACAACCATGCCTTCGTATTCTATATCTATTGTTTCACAATCTCTGCACCAATAAACATTTACCTTGGGCATTCTAATATCCATCCATCAAGATTTTTAAAGAATGTTTCCACTCCTCTATTATAGTCTATGTGCTTATTGGCATTGATAGATATAGTTGCTAAGGCTCTTTCTAATCGTTCCCGCTTTAGTTCTGGGGTATCATAGATTTTTGGCATTTTGCACCTTTATTTCAAGTCCATATGACTTAGCCATTTCTTTTACTTGACCAAGAGCCTTATGAAACTCTAATGCTTTCATATGATCTTCTTGATTGTCATATGCATCACTTGTTGAACTTGGTAGTATTACTACATCAGGAATCAATGACCTTACATATGCTTCTGCCATTTCTTGTTCTAAATTCATTAGATAAGCCCCTTTTTCTTTAGACGAATATCATGATTAACTAAGTATCTTACTACTTTGTCTTTCATTGGATTTGTTTTATGCATAACATTTTGTTCATACTTACTAATATTAATATTACAAGAATAACAAACAACACCTCTTGTACAATCTCCACAATATGGAACTTCATTACAGCAAGCATGATCATGATCAATTACAAAGAATTCTTTTGCAGTAGAACCACACATCATGCAACCATTTGAAGACATTACAAGAAATTCATCTGCAGTAATTCCATATTTGCGTAGGTTTCTTGGATGATCAGTTGGACCACGAAATACTTTATCTATTTCTGCTCCACGCTTATGTCTTTCATAATGTGTTCTGCAATATCCTAAAGCATAATGACTTTTTTCACATAATGCCAATGTACATTTATTTTTATTACTTCTACGACTTTCTAATACATAACCAATGTGACAATCTTTACAATGTCCTTTATATGTATTACGCTTTGAATCAAAATAAAAGTCAGTTTCTAATTTTGCTTCTTTGCATTTATTACATGTTATTTTTATCATGCGTACACCTCCAGATATTCTCTGACAGTTGTAACTGATTTATATTCGTTACATGGTACACAGATTTGTGTTCTTGAGTAATCAATTTTGTCTGCTACTTTTCCTTCGCAGTACACGCAGATTAACGCATCTAAATTACTTATATCTAACATTTACTTCTCCTTGTTTATCTCTAATTTACAGTTTCTTCAACTGCATACTCTTAGTATATCATACCTTTTCAAACAATGTCAAATTACAGTAGTCATGACTGGTCAAACTTGATAAAAGCCATTTTCCCATAAATCTAATAATCTTCTGAAATATGCATCATATTTATATTTAATTATATCTATAGAGTATTTTGAGTGTGTATCTATTGATATTGCTTTATAATCAAGGCTTTTTACATCTTCCGCCGCTTTTATGAATTCCTTCATATTATGACATTTATAGCCATTAAAGCCATCAATAACAGTCTCAGTAAATACCCCAAAATCTGTGGTGATTACAGGCGTTCCAACAGCCATAGACTCCACATGAACATTACAGAAAGGTTCTATGTACAGGGTGGGCGTAAAAGTGGCTATAGCGCCCTGTAGAAGCCTTGTACGAGCCTTTGTATCAACAGGTCCAACATATTCTCCATAAGGTGGAATATAGTCTCCAGGACCTGCCATAATTAATTTAACACCTAAACGCTCACAGACTTGAGAAGCAATATCTACACCTTTTCTTGGAATCATTCTGCCAAGATAAAGATAATAATCTTCTTTCTTTTCTTGAAGCGGAAACATTTCAGGATCTAAATAGCCATTAATAACAGCATCATAGAAATTACCATCTACAGTTGTAGGATTTTTGTGCATTGCATAAATTGAATGCATCCAAGCATATGACTCAAAAACACGATATTTAGCAAATGTGCCACCATATCCAATTCCATACTCTACTGTCATATGTTCTGGAAATGCTTTAGCAATAGGTTCTTGAGTGGTTCCACCTATTACACAAATAAAGTCTTTCTTTTGAATCCGCTTTTTAATCTCATCAATGGCGGTATTGTTAAACATCTGCCATGCTGGTAATGTATTATCAAATGAAGCATGTACATAATGCTTACCATCTAAGAAATCTAATCGTTCTTGTTCTGATAAACATGTTATTAGTTCTGTTACATTTGCTTCATTTTCTGTACCAGCATATAAAAATACAGTATGCCCAAGAGAGTGCATCATGTCGCAAAAGTATCTTACTTTAGCGGTGTAGGCACAATTAGCAAATTCTTTAGTCGTGTTGGTATGTGGTAAAGATATTACATGAAAACGCACTACTTACAGCCACCATATTTACGATCCACGCCACAATCACATGTTTCAATCATGTCTTGTATTAGTACTTCTAATTTGTCTAATGTTTTTCTTAAATCGTTTCTAACATCAACAAGGGACTTCTTGGATTCCAGGCTCAATTCCTGAATCATTGGATAACTCTGACCGCCCATTTTGTAACTCCTCTATAACTTGACTTCTAATAGCCTGCACAAGATTGGCAATCCATGCATTAGCCATTTCCATTTCTTCTTGATTTTCTGAAGACAAAACAATATCTCCATCAATAAACTGCCATGTGTTCATTTCTTATCCTTGTTCTTCTTCATGTCTGCTAAAGTGCCAAGAATAGCCTTGACTGTTCCATCTTTTCTGATTCTGACAACTTTGCCATCTTTGATTATTGTATCATTAAATGGCAATTTACGCTTTCGCTGTCCAGATGACATAAGTTCTCCTCTCAGTAATTTAGCAAAGTATCTTTTAGGTTCTTTCACTTATATGACCTTCTTCCAGAAATTTGTGGTTTCTTGGAAACTCCAGTTCTTTTATTTCTAATATCGTTTAATGATGCAATTGGAATATCTGGTAAATTTTTGCCAGGATTTCTTTTATAAAAATTATTTGCATAGTTTGTAATATATTTATCAATTGCTTTTTCTAATTCTTCATCAGTCATTTCCATTATTTTTTCAATTGGATTTTTCTTATAAAAGCGAGAAAACAGGCCAGGCATATATTTACTCATAATGACATTATACATGATTATATTTTATAAAGCAAAATATTTATAATCTTAATACCTTCTGGCTTAAAATATTTTATAAGTATTAAAGCCGAAGGCTTTGCTTGCGAAGCAAGCGTTTATATATTTTATTCTTTGATTATTTTGTGGTACCAAGCAGGTAGGGAGTTAATTAGTTTTTAAACTAATCCTCTGCAGAAACTTTCCTTGAAGTAACTGATTCCCAATCAGTTTTTATCTTCAACTCTGTAAGTTTTTACCTTACACCTTGACTCCTTCAGTTGTCTTAGGCGTTGTTCCCTCATGCACAATTACATGATTCTGAACAGAGTATGTTTTTCTATAATATTACCTTTGCATCTGGTAAAATTTTTTCTTTTCTGCCACTTGCTGTCTAAATGTACCATTTGGATCATGCACATGACATAAATCTACATCTCTCCAAGCCTCTACTTTATTAGGGCATGGCTTTTTCTTCTTAGTTAAAGCAGTACAATTTCTAAGATTCTTTTTAGATTCCTGCTTTTTCCTGGCATCTGCTCTGGCTTTTCTTGCAGCCTTTGTTTGCAGAATAATATTTCCATTACTATCGTATTGAACAGTGCTGTATCTATTGTCTCTTGAACGCACTTGCTTTATGTACATTGTTTGCTCCTATTGTTCTCATTGCATCAGTGTACCATGAACATTTTTCATTTGTCAAACTGAGCATAAAATAAGCCAGTCCCAGGCGAGATGAGGCAGGAGCGCCGAAACCTGGGACTGACAGGAGGTGACTGATTTGGCAACCAGTAAACTAAGTGTAACATAGACTTAGAATCTATGTCAAATACAAATTAATATATTCTTTGTACTATGACATTTCCATTATCGTCAGTGAATTCAACTTCCCAGTATTCATTGCCATTTTCATCTATTTTTGATTCTGACATTTAGTACCATCCTTTATTTTTAAAATTATCATAGGCATTGCATGGTGTTACCCATCTTCTATGAATATATGAAAGTGTAGCCACAAGTTGTGTTACGCCTGCATTTGTTTTTTTCATGCCCAATCCTTGATATGTTGTATCTAAGATTTGTCCTATTCCACTTGCAGTAGATGTAGGATTTTGGGCTTCTGGATTCCAGGCTGATTCCTTAGAAAGCAGTTTATTTAAACATGTATATTGTTTTGTTGTTAGCAATTCTTTCGCTACCGCCTTTGCATCCACCTGTAAAAGTGGAGGTCTTGGCTCGTAAGTAACTGGAATTGCTGGTTGTGGAGTCATGAGTTGTAATATTAATATAATTACTACTACAATCAATCCTCCAATTGTTGTATTTTTGCTAATAGGTCTTCTCCTTGGTTAGCCCCATGTATTTCCCCATGAGAGTCTGTAAGATGCCCTTTAAACGCCTTTAAAGGCAGTTTTAAGACACTTTCAGGCCTTGGTCGTTCCATATAGTGTATTTAGTTTTAAAAGGCCCCAGATTTGACTCCAGGGCCTTCTGCAGTTGAACGCTCAAATATCCGAAATATGTGTGTAGCGATTTACTGCATGTATTAATTTTACCAGTTATTTGGCTTTCTTGCCAAACTCTGTTGCTTTAGGATCAAGTGCCTTAAGCACTGGACCTGCAAGACCTGCTAAAAATGCATTAGCAAGTACCTTAAGATCTGTCTGTCCTGCCAAATATAGGGCCAATACAGAAGCCAAAGATGCTCTTAGCCATGATTGGGCCATTGCAAGAGCCTTTTCTTTATTTGATAGTTCTATTTTTACTTTAGCCATGATGCTCCTTTAGAGTTTCATATCTTTTATTCGTTGTTTTACTTCATCAGGTGTTTCAACGATTTCAAAATGCATTTCATCCTTCCGCTTTTTGTAATCGCCGCCCCACCTAATTCCATATTTCTTACATAATTCTCTGATAATGATAGCCTGTTGCTTGGTAAATGTGTTTTCAGCACCTAATGGATGCTTGGTTGCGTTCAAATCTATGGCTGTTCCTGATGCGTGATTTGATAATTCAGAATCACTTAGTCTTACATTCCTATAGGCGTATGCCCAATCATCAAACACACCCTCATCAATAGGCTCTACTTTAGCGTGAAACTCGTTTGCAAAGGCAGCCAAGATCTTTCCAGCATCTTTCTGTAGTCTCATTTTTCTATTAGCGTTTTTGATTTTGAATTCCTTTACTCCTATTTCCTTTTGGTCAGGAGATGCAGGCCATCCATTCTGAGATTTTTGCATTATTCACCCTTTGTTTTAAATGTCTTTTTCTTAGGTTTATCAGATTCAATAAGAAGCATGAATATCTGATCCATTCTTGCTTCAAGTCTATTGACCTGATCCTTTAAACTTCCGCCTCCATTTGGCTTTAGTTCTGATAGATAATGCTTAACCAGCCATTTTACTCCACCAGCAACTGCTACTACTATTGAAATTGCAGAAACTATAAAGCCTGCCCATTGCTCTATGCTCATTTGTTTATTTCTCCTTGTATCCATTTAAAGGTTTCAGATAACCCATGCTCCAAGTTCTCATCTGGTGCATAGCCTAAAACAGTTTTAATTAAGTTGTTGTCTGAAGTTCTTGCATGGACACCAAGAGGACCTGGGACATGCTTCTTCTTTAGTGTCTTGCCTGCTATTTCACAGACAATATCCACTAACTCATTTATAGACACATTTCTCTCAGAACCAATATTTATTGGCTGAAAGTATTTATCTTGCCTATAAAAGTCTATTGTTGCTTTGATGCATTCATCTATGTACAGAAATGATCTATGCTGTTCTCCATTGCCCCATATTTCTATTTCATCTGTACCTTTTGCTACCTTGCGACAAATCGCAGCAGGTGCTTTTTCTTTACCGCCATCCCAAGTCCCATATGGGCCATAGACATTGTGATAACGAGCAATCTTATTTTTCATGTTATAGTTGCGATTGTAGGCTAAATATAAACGCTCACTGAATAATTTTTCCCATCCATATTCTGTATCAGGCGCTGCTGGATAAACAGAATCTTCAGACATAACCATTTTGTCAGGATCCATCTGGTTATATTCTGGATAAACACAAGCGGTAGATGAAAAGAATACAGATTTAATTCCTACCTTCTCTGCTTGCTTTAAAACATTAACATTAATTAGAATAGAATTTCCCATAACTTCAGCATCATTATCACCAGAGTTAATATATCCTGCTCCACCCATGTCTGCTGCTAATTGATAAACTTCATCAAACTTAAAGTTTAATACTTGTTCTACAAGTTCTTTCTTTCTTAAATCTCCAACAATAAATTCATGTGCATGTGTGTCCCAATGATCAGGTAGTTTTAAATCTACTCCACGAACCCACATTCCTTCTTCTCTTAGTTTTCTTACTAAGTGGCTTCCTATGAATCCGCCTGCTCCCATTACTAATGCTGTTCTCATTTTCCCCTCGCTATTTTCTGTCTGTATGTTTTTTCCCATTCTAAAATATCTTGTTCATCATTTAGTAATGGCTGTCCTTTGATATTTAGGCTGGTATTTAGAAGTATAGGAACTCCTGTTATAGAGTACCAATGAGATAATACTTCATATAATCCTGGATGCTGTTCTTTATTTACTGTCTGTACTCTTGATGTACCATCTTTATGAACTACCGCAGGAATTCTATCTGGCTGTAAACATTCAACAGCGTATTGCATATAAGGACTTTCAAAATCCATCTTGAACCATTTAGATGCATATTCTTCCATTACTACAGGAGCAAATGGTCTAAATAGTTCACGCTTCTTAATTAAATTTACTTTATCTTTGATATCAGGATCTCGTGGATCAGCAAGAATAGATCTGTTTCCTAAAGCACGAGGACCAAACTCTGCTCTTCCTGATGCAACAGGAACAACTTTGTAATTAATTAATCCTGCAATAATTTCTGTGACTGGATAAGGACCACCTAAATCATATCCAAGATATGGATCTTTCCAATTAACATGTCTTCCATACGCTGCAGCAGCAGCGCCTAATGAACTACCAGAATCACCAGGATTAGGCATAATCCAAATATCGTCAAATAGTTCCCAAAGTCTTGTATTTGCTGCACAGTTAAGAGCACAACCACCCATAAATACCAAGTTCTTTTTGCCTGTTAATTCTTTAGCAAACTTCATAAACTCTAAAAGTCTAATTGTATAAACATGTTGTACAGATGCAGCAATATCAAATTTATCTTGTTCTGTTATTGGATATGGCCAGTCAAATATACCTTTATGGAAATTATATTTTTGTTCTTTTCTACTTACAAAATAATCTTCAACATCTTTATAATACTTACGCCAATCTCCATATGCTGCCATACCCATGAATATATATTCTTCTTCATTAGCCTTGAGTCCAACTAATTGAGTAAAGGCTGAGTAGAATAATCCAAAACTAAATGGGTAATTCTTTGCATAAACCCGCTTTAAATTGCTACCTTCACCTATCCAAATTGTGGAGGTATTAAATTCTCCTATTGCATCAAGCACAACAACTACAGCATCATCAAATTTAGATGTGTAATAACCAGCAGCAGCATGAGAATGGTGGTGGCTAAATGATTCTCTTGGAGTCCATTTTAGATCTGCTCTATTGAGATAGTAAGGCTTTGATCCTCCAAAGCCACCACGAGTCTTTATGCGTAGTTTCTTTAGCCATCTGTTTTCGTAATAGGCTATCTTGTCTGGTTCTCCATAATTTAGTGCTTCATCAATAAGAGCATCATTGGTGAACCAATCATTTTTTTCCTTGCTAAATCTTTCTGCATGAGCAGCAAATAATATGTTGCCATCTTCTATAAGAGTTACAGAAGCATCATGTGTAGTTTCGTTAATTCCTAATATTTTCATTTATTTGCTTTTCCCAGAACTCTGCTATGTGTAAATGCTTATGTAATCCTGGATGTGGCCAATATGCACCTGGACCTTTTACTCTTCCATAGTCATAAGCAATCTTGTGGTAATCATATGCATAGTCAAATATCTCTGGATATTTATCTTTATATTCTTTATGGCATCCTTGCCAATTTATCATTGCATAATTATTAGTTAATTCTTCCATTGTCTTTGATTCAGGTCCAAGTTCAAAATTTGAAGGGAATTCAGATTTAGTCGTATCAGGAACATAGTATCTAAAGTTATCTTTAAGAAATTGCTCTTGTTCTAATGTAAGACCATTTGACCAACAAGACCAAATTAATTTTATTCCTGCTGCTTCACAGAATGCTTCTAACATTTTTATATGATCAAGGTTCTGATAATAAACCCACTCAAATGGTAATATTTCTTCATAATCCCATGGCATTTTGGCTTTAGTCTTTTTAGGCTTATGATTAATGAACCATTCTTGCATTTTACTACCCTCGCCATCTATAAAATACAATCTTTCAAAATTAGCAAAATGGGCTATGACTATCTCAGGCTTATATTGATATTGATGCATAGCACCCATAAAACTGGAAATTACCTTATTTGCACTGGCTCCAGAATAGGCTATAGAAGCCACAGAACGCCCTATAAGACCCGCAAGTAGTTGGGTCCATGTAAGGGTATTAGGCATACCCTGTCCAAGCGTTATAGAGCATCCCAGAGCCACTACAGAGGGCTTTGTAGAGAACTCTATGGACCTTATTCCATCACTATTCCAAATATAGTTATATTCAGGTCTTGGAACTTCAGCATGACCAGCCAAAATATCAGTTGTATGGCTATAGTTTTTATTAGGATTGTTTCTATCTATACCAGCATGAGGAATAATACGAGGACTAAATATGTTAAATAAATTAGTAGATGACATTATTCTTTTTAATCTTCCTATATTTACGCCACATCTGAAACTTATATTTAATTCTTTTTAACATTTTGATTCAGGCCATTCTCTCCACCACATTTTTCTACCTAAATCTAATGGGTAGTTATTCCAGGAATATGGAGATCCTTCTGCTTTTGGCGGATTATCAAAGAAATCCCATGTCTCAATATCTTTTTGATTTCTATTTCTATGTATATAAGCACTAAAGGTACTGCCAGATGTTCCAACAAATCTCTTAGAATCATGCATAACTAAATTACATATTAGGCCAAATACTACTTCATCTTGAAATGGTAGGGCTTTAAAATCTTCTGCAAAGTTATTTACAATATATTCGTCTAATAGAATAAATCTATGTTTATTATCTTGAACCATTTTATGACTTGGCTCACATGTAGATAATACTATTGGCATACTTGTATTTTGAAAATCATCTAACCAGGCTTCAAACATTTCCTGTGTAGTTTCAAACATCTTAACATGATCAGATAGTCTTAAATGCATACCTTGAAAATCTCCAAGGGAAGCGGATATTTTCTTGGCTAAATTAACATACTCTGGCTTAAATCTAACAGAGGCAATTGCTTTATTTAGTTCTGGTGTTCTCTTATAAAAGAATCTTGAATACCAGCCTAATGTTAGTTTTATATGTAGTTCTTTGTCTAAAGGTAATCTTCCTCTACCTTCCGCAAATGCCAACTCATCTTCAGATATTATAGGCTGATTGCTATAGTAGAAGTTATTCATAAGGTCATCAATATGACTCTGTTCTTGTTTAAATGTTTCTATTTTCTCATTAATAAATATTAGGTCTGCATCAAAATTAAGCAGGTCTAATAAATGAGGAAATTGCTCAGGATCTGTAAATCCTTCTCTTTGTTTATTATAAAATCTACTTGGTGTAAATATAGGAATCTTGTTTGTATTGTATAGATTAGGATCAGCATTATATGTGGCAAAATGAACAACAACAGGCCTGTTCAGTTCGTGAGATAGACCTGCTGCTAATTCAAGACTCATGACTTGATTAATCAAGCCTGTAGGATTATATAATTGAAAGAATAGATTTTTCATTTACATCATCTTTGGAGTATCGTCTACTGGCTTATCCTTACGAATATGTGTGTGTAAATACTCTGGACCATGTTCAAAAATCCAATGATCTGGTTCGCAATAGAAGAAAAATGCATTACAGACTAAATTAGTCTTTGGATTTGGAAATGCTTCTCTCCAATGTAATTGGTCATTGCCATACATAAATAGACCATCATTTTCTTCAAGCATGAATGGTACATTTTCTCCATTTACTTCTACCCACAAATCCCATCCATCTTTTTGAAAGACGCATAGATCAATATGATAAGTACAAGCATTATCGTCTACATGCTTATGTAATTTTGCTTGATCACCTTCATAAATACTTAGCAGTGCCCAAGAAGGCTTAAGTGTATCGCTACCAAACTTTTCTCTTGCCAATGCTGTTAGGTTGTGATGAATTCTATCTACTTCTGCATTGCCATGATATTGATGGCGACCAAAGCCAGGCTCATATGCAGGACTATGAACCCATAGATTTAGAGCATGTTTCTGTAGACTCTGCAAATCTTCTTTTGATAAGATATCTTTTACTATGAAAGGATCTTTTACTACTACTGGATATTTTTCCGACATATTACCACTTTCCTTCAGGACATTTTGCTGCTTCATATTTCGCTTTGGCATTCATAAAACAGCCACATTTTTTGCATTGCATACTAAATTGTATCAGAAATGGACACTCTTTGCATATTTCTAATCTTTGTTCTGCTATTTCATCAGATACTTTCCTACTTTGAGGATTAAGTATATCTAATGGAGTAACGCCATTCTTTTCTCTATATTCTTGCCATCTACTTTTCATGATTCCCCAATTTTTATTTATTTAAATTTATCAAAATAGTCTGCTGGAGCATGAGGATTTCCTTTATGCCAAGCAAGCATTTTTGTTGTATCCTTATTTGTGGTTATAAACTTTTCACCATCAAATTTAGCATCTGGAGACATTACATATCTTCCATATGGATATTTTAATAGGCTTTCTACTTGTGGTTCACTCAATAGAATACTACCAAAATATTCAGATGTTTGAAAATCTATTTCATCTGTACCTTTTACAAATCTTACAGTGATACCATCATGATCTGTATATTCATCAGATACATCTAATATCTCATCATAATCTGTAAACATTGGAACATATTCTGCAATTACAGGAGCATCATAAAGACAATCACCATCAATTATCCATACTAAAGCATCCCCACCGCTTCCATATATATCATCATCATTTATCATATTTTCTCCTTTATTAGCAGCCAGATCCTGGTGCATAGTCAATAATTGGTGAGCAAGAAGCACCTGAACCAAATCCACTTGTACATGCTCCAACAAATGGTGCATTTACGCAACAACCAACAGAAATGTCAAGAGATGTACACTGTGTTCCAGTTGCTACTGGAGTAGGTGCTGCTGGTGTAGGTGCTGCTGGCACTGGAACAGGTACAGGCACTGGAGCAGCAGGCACTGGAATAGGCACTGGCACTGGTGCTGCTGGTACAGGGATAGGCACTGGCACTGGTGCTGCTGGTACAGGGATAGGCACTGGCACTGGTGCTGCTGGTACAGGGATAGGCACTGGCACTGGTGCTGCAGGCACTGGTATAGGAGTAGGTGCAGGAACAGGAGCAGCAGGCACTGGTATAGGAGTAGGTGCAGGAACTGGTGCTGCTGGCACAGGAATAGGAGTAGGTGCAGGTACAGGTGCTGCTGGTACAGGAATTGGAGTAGGTGCAGGCACAGGTACTGGAACAGGAACAGGTGTAGGCGCTGCTACTACTCTTAAGTGTATTCCAATACCACTTGGATGACGCTCTAATGGACTCACAATTACTCCCTTTATTTAATATTAAGCAAACTTACTTTGTGAAGCAATACATGTAAATGTTGCTGCACCTGTTTTTCTAATTGTATAAACATATACATCTGTAGAGTTTGTATTTCCAGAAGAAGGTGCTGTTCCACCTAACCATTTAGGAACTACTGCTGACCCATCAACACTAAATGCTGTTGGATAATATGCTACTGCGCCATTTGGTGACTCAAAGACTACTGAGATTTGTTCTCCAGTTGCCATTAGTGAGTCAAGTGTATTTGATCCATTTCCTCTAACATTAATTGTCCAGTTACCTGTAGCATTTGCTGTACGAATATTTACAGCAGCAACCATAGTATCAATATTAATTGCTCCTGTTGCAGCAGTTCCTGAAATTAATGCTAATTCTTTTGGTGATATTAATGTTGGACTATCTGAAATTGCAATAGTTGGAACAGGTCCAGAAGCATTGGTAATTGTAATACCAGCACCTGCTGTTAAGCCTGTAACATCTCCAGTTCCAAATGATTGCCAGGTACTGCCATCATAAAAAACTGTTGTATTTGTATCAGCAAGGTACGCAAACATGCCTTCTTGTACTATTCCTGCTGTCAAAGCAGCATCTCTTGCTGTAGCATTAGCAAAGTACATGATTGATTGATTCTGCAGGTAGTACTGTACCTGTGCTGCTGTTAATACATCGCCTGTTGTAAAGGTCTTGTAACCAGCGTTTGGACTGCCTGTAGGCATATTTTTCTCCTTATGTTAGTAGGTTAAAACATTTGTATCAAGTATACCCTGAGTCGTTGAATCCAGGATAAATGCTTGAATAATAGGTTCTGCTGTAAATACTTTAATATTCCAATTACCTGGCGTAATATCGTGATTTACTCCTTGAACGAACAACTCACGAGTAATTGATGAACCACCAGGCATGGCCTTAGTAATATTGATCAATGTATAAATATCTAAGCGTAGGTTATTGAATGTATTTAATTCGCTAACATCAGCATTTAGATTCAGTGTCATTGAATCAATTCTAAGATCTGCATTTTTACGAGAGGCTACAAGCATTTGTGCCTGATCTAATGCCTCACTATCTGTCTGCATTAATAGATTAGTTCTTGTTCCTGATTTATAAAAATATGTATCAACACTTGGCTGATCAATAACAGTTTGTGGTACTGGAGCAGGTAAAGTTCCATCGTTGTATCTTGTAATCGTAACATCATTTAGAACTAACTGATCATCAAATGCAAAGTCTACAGAAGCATATGGATATTCATCTGGAGCAAGTGGTCTTGCATCTGTATATATTTTTGGACTTACATCTGCTAAAATACTAACTGTATCACGATCTAAAAATGTTGCTTTTCCATCTCTTCCAATAAAGAATGCACCAAATTCTGATTGTTCAACTGTTTGAATAGCAGCAAGAAGTGATCTATTTCCACCAGGATCTGCCATCATAGTAGTATTTCCTTGCTCTATAAGCATTAAAGAGTCTGGAAAGTCTGCATATTGAAGTAGTTTTTCTACTCTTGTTCCAGATAATTGACCTGCTGTACATCCTGGTACTGGAGGAATATCTGTAGAAACATTATTTAATAGGCGGAATCCATCTACACACTGTAATGTAACTGTAGAATCATCATTTGTTCCCTGATAAAAACTTGTATCATAAGATGTTATATATCCAGAAAATAAATTAACTGTTACAGGATTTCCAGATAATGTAGTCTCAGCATATATTCTTATCTTACGCAAAGGTAATAATTTACCATAATATGGTGATGATGGATTTTGAGGATTAAAGTCTGAGTTAGGGTCATTTAATATTACTGCTGCACTTCCCGCTTCAAAGTTAGCAAGAATTCTGTTGCGACCTCTACGAGTAGACACTTTTCTAACTTGAGGAGTTATGTCTACAATATCAGCAGGAGCATCTGCTAAAACATTTGTATCTAAAATACCAAAAGAAGAACTATCCAAAATAAAAGGATACCCAAATGATGGTCCTGATGAGAAGTCAATTTCTACATGTAGAATTGGTAAAGTCATTTTATATCGCCTGTAATGTTATTTGATTACCATTATATTGTGTCGCTAAAAGACCATTTCTAACAGCCTGTACTAAATCTTCTTCTGCTGTTACAGAACCCTGAACAGTAATATTAACTACTGGAGCAGGACCAGACATTAGGTTTCCGCCATTAGACATTGATGAAGCAGTTGCTACAGTGCCTGATGCAGAATTTACTGCAATCATATTTCTAATTCTGGCTCTTTCTTCTGCATCATATGCATCTGATATTGCCTGTGCAGTTGACGCTGCTGCCTGCGCTGCTGCTGCATCTGCTCTTTCTTTTGCTTGGAATGCAGCATATGTTGCTATATGTTGATTAAGTGCAAATTGTTCTTCTGCTGCTCTTAATTGTGCTGCAATACTTGCTGCTCCAATCGCACCACTTTCTCCTGCTGCTAAAGAACTTGGGTGTACACCTGTTGCTGCTGCTGCCATTGCAGCCTGATCTCCTGCAGCCTTTGCAGTTGCATATTGCATTGCTGCTGCATGTGAATCTCTATCTGCTTGTGCTTTTGCTGCTGCTGCAGCGTCTGCTGCTGCCTTAGCGGCTGCGTCTGCTGCTGCTTTTGCTGCTGCATCTGCGGCGGCTTTTGCTGCTGCTGATGAGGTATCTGTTTTACCAGTTACAACTGCACCAGTGCCTTTAGCAAGTAGGGCTAAATAGGCTTGTAGGGCTGCTGTAGCATCTTTCCATGCTAATTCTGCTGCTCTGGCTGGATCAATCAAGGTACCTGAATAAGAAACAGGAGATCCAATTTTAAGAATATAATCAACTACTTGATCAGTGGTTAATTTCCACTTATCCTTAATCTTTATAATTTCAGCATCTGTTAACTTACCATCATTTACTATGCCAACAAAGTCAGCATACATTCTTACTTGGTCTTCAGTTAATTTCCACTTAGACTTTAACTTTTCAATTTCACCATCACTTAGAATGCCATCATTGAGTGCTTGATAAAAATCAAGATATTGTGCTGCTTGAGCCTGTGTTGATCCCCATGATTGAGCAAGTTTAATAATTTCATCATCAGAAATCTTACCATCTTCAACAGAAAATATTGTAGTTAAATATGCTTGTACTGCTTCCTTAGTAACATTCCACTTAAGGGCAAGGATTTCAACATCTTTGCTACTAATTTCATTATCTGCTAATGCTGTTAAAATATCATCATATCTGGCAGAAAGGTCATTTACTACTTTTCTTAGTAATACTTCTTCTTTTAGATCAGCAAGTTTTTGCTTATTAATAGCATCAATTTTCTTTTGTCTATCTAATAATGCATCTGCTGCATATATTTGTACAAGTTTTTCTTCCTCT